ATCTGATATTCCTTTCCAGTTCCGGCACATCAGCATTAGGATTGATAATAGGATAATAAATTTTTCCTTTATATTCTACATATTCGTGTTCTGACAACTCATAAGAATTGAGTGAAGGGTCATATTCTCCAATCATCCCCCAGCAGTCAGACTCCATCGGATTGACCAGACAGTCATAATTATCTGTTGTTAGTAAGGTGAAGAATTTATCTTCATATTCTACAACTTCCCATTCATTGTATGGAACGGTGTCCCACTTGTATGTATCAATCATTTCCCAGGCATTAACTTCCGGAATACGAATATCGTTGAAGTCTATGCCATTGGCGATGTCACATATATATGCCCGTCCTAAGAACTTTATCACATCTCCGGGACGATAGTTTTTCATCTGGCTGTATTGTTCTATTTTTCCCAGGTCAAGTATCTCTTCTGTTTCGTGCCAATAAGAAATAGGACAAGGAACTTTGTAACCATTGATAGCTTGAATTACTTCGCATATTTTTCCGTTATGGTAGAAATGACATCCTATAGGATAACTGATTCTTCGGTCATATTCAAAAATGAATTTGCCACGATTCAGTTCGCGTTCAATTTCATAATTTTCAGTAAGATAGTCCATGATAGACGCTTCGGCAGCTTGTTCTGCTTGTACAAAGCAATTATCATTGCCACGGGTCAACTGGGATAAAGCATCTTCCGTAATGATACCCAGATAATCGTTTTTGTTTAAAAACCTTCTATACATAATTAATATTCAAAAGTGTTATAGACTGGTGCTGTATATGTTTCAATTGTTGTTTTTTGATTTTGGAACCGTCTCCATGAGTCACAGAGAAACAATACCAACACATAATCCAAAATGTCTGATAAGTGCCCGTATTTTTCTTCTTTACCGCCAGTTTTGGGGTTTAATATCTTTTTCTTGGATTTGGTGCCGTCAGAGTTCTTCTGTTGGTATATCATATCTTCAGTAAATTTACGGCACCGCAAGTCTGCCATGAATTTCCAACCGTCAAACCCGTTGAATATTGCGTTGACAAATTCCAACCGGGTACTCTGTGGCGGCTGCTTCTGAAGTAGCTTTATACGTGGTCTTAATACATTGTTTTTCATGTTGTCCACTATAATAGTATAGTTGTTGACACCTTCTTCTGTTTGTGTGCTACGTGCCAGTCCAGCCGGGTCTCCTGTTATAATTATTCCACCTATATGCTGGTTCTGGAGGTGCTTGTCCCTTACTTTTTGAGATAATTTGGGGGTATTGTTTTCTTTGTTTTCTGGTTTACCTAAGTTTTCTTCCAGCAGATATATTTCTTTCTTTTCATAATTAATCTGCAACTCCATCTCGCTCATATATGGAGCGACATTAAAGTCCCATCCTGATATGATAGGTTTCATCGGATCATAAACTTTTTCTCGTAACCGTTCAATAAGATGTTTTTCGCCATCAAAATTCCAATATGCGGCCATAAGGTTTGAATCAACAAAATCCCAGTTTCCATATAAGAGCCTTTCTCGTGTTGCTCGATCCGTAATTTTGTTTAGGGCAGCGACATAGGTCTGTACAAACTGAATATCCGGATTGTCAAAAACAGAGAATGGTACGTATGCTTCGCCTTCTTTGCATAATACAGGATTTCCTTCATCGTCTTGTACAAAACGTGAACGTACCCAATTGATACAAGGGTTGGTTGACATCATCATTCTGGCAGTCTTAAATGTTTCTGCTGTACGCCAACGAAGACGAGAAAACAATACCTCAATAGCTCTTTCTGAAATTTCTGATACCTCATCTATGAATGCAATAGTATATTCTGAAGAACCGAAACGTTCAAAGTTAGGGTCTGAAGGTAAATCAACCATTTCTTGCATGATGATGACTGAATCATTCCAAAATGTCAATATTCCATCCAGATTGTTTATTTTGTAATTCACCCCTTCTTTTAGTCCCCATTCCTTGCATACTTTCTTTATAGTATTCCAAGTAGAACCTTTCAGACTCTTTAAGGTTTTACGAGCAACAACGGCGCGTATATCTGGAAATCTCATACAGCTACTAACAAGCCAGCAGCTTCCTAAATAAGACTTTCCACCTCCGGCTGCACCACCTCCTAAAATAAGTTGTGGTAGATCTTCAGAGCCGCATGATGTGCAATATGGTTTATATTGTGGATTTCCTTTAATATCATGCCCAACCATTTTTTGTGATATATGCCCCCCACAATGAGGGCAATAGTCTGGTTGAAGTAATTTCCATAATTCATATTGTTTGGGGGATGGCTTGAAATCAATTTTTATGTTTGGTGCTTTTAATCCTACAGCCATATTGTTAATTTAAAACAATAAATGGGAATCCGTACAGTAAGACAGATTCCCATTCGTATGGAAGATATGATTGTGAGTAAAGAAGTAAGAAATCAATTTTGTGCTTCATTATAGATGCGTTCAACTACAGCCCACATTTCATCTGGCATTTGCTGTTCTGCAATAGCTTCACAAGCTCTACGCATATAATCCAGTTCTTCTTTAGAAAATTCTACCACTAACGGGGTCTCTGCGTCTTTTTGAACGTTCCATTCAATTCGCTTTTCTTCCTTTTTTTCGACTATTTCATAGTCCTTTCTGTCTTGCTCTGAAATAGCAATTTTCCGGGCGATAGACTTTTTCAAATTAAAATCCATAAAATTTCCCCGCTCTGGAAAAATAGAAGGAATAAGCAATCTATCTTTGATATGTAAATCCATAACTTCTTAATGTTTTATCAAGAATAGTCTTTTGCTATAGAGGTGGTTGTTATAAATGATATGATTTTTTGATTTTAACAAGAAATATTGTTATTAGTGTTATAATTATTGCCGATATATAAATCTTATCTTTATGTAAATCCCACCAACTTAATTCTATAGTCTTTCCTGATGATTTACTAAGTTCATTAACCCTTTGGTATAGAGAGTCTAGCTTGGATGATATTTGTGATATGGTTATTGTCAATGTTTCAGCTGACTCTGTATGCTCGGTATCTTGTTTGTTTATATTAGTTGTACTTTGCTTTATTGGATATTGTTTTCCAGTAGAGTCTGGCATCGACAGATACACTGTTTTATTTTCTAACTTCAAATTACTCAATTTGTCTGCTGTTACTTTAGATTGTTTATCAATATCTATGTGCAGAGAGTCCAGTGAATTACGAAGTTGTTGCAATTCACTGGAGTAATCTATCTGCTGTTGCTTCTCCATATTTTTAGAAGCAGCGCATGAACCAAGCAACAGAATGCAAAGAATACAACTTATGATAGTAATTGGTCTCATACAATACTGATAGTAATGGGTTCCCCTCTTTTTTGTGCCTCTTCAATCTTTTTGTTAAGGCAATCGGAAGTATATCTTGATTCAGATAATCGGCCTACAGTTGAATTTTTCCCTACTAAAATGCAACCGGCACTGTCTGCGGCGGTGTTGCCACTATGTATGAGAATACCTTCAAAATGAGGAACATTTAATAATCTTGGAAGATTACGACCGAATTTGGGAGACCAGTTATAGATTATATTATAGGTTCCATACGGAATTGCTGACTCTCCATAAACCTTTTTCTCTCCATTATCGAATATTCCATTTTTATTTTTATCAACTATCCTGTCTTCTAGGGTATTACAGAAGAATTCATTATTGATGTATAGTCTGCCAATAGTATAAGTCTCTTTTGGCCATAGACGTTCTAATCTTAATTCCATAGTCTTAATCTTTTATTTGTGATAGTAATGTGGCTACTTTTATGCCACTGCTTCTGATATGTTTTCCAACCAGTTGTTTGTCCATCTTTTTGCCATTACAAAACGATAATCCAATAATTCCGGCAGGCTTTTCCCCATCATACAATGTCAATAAGGCTATTTCGCTAATATCATTAGCTTGAAATTTGTAATATAAGCGTTGGTCTATTTTTTGAATATCATCCAGTCCACCATAAAAATATCCATCTTCCAACACTTTTGCCACAAGTTTGTATTTTGATAAACTAAAGTCGGCATAATCTTCATCAACATTTGATATACTATCCCTAACTTCTTCAATTCGCATTGAACCGAAAAGGAATGGTAATCCTGTTGTCAGATTTTTACTTCCATTATGAAATTCTATTAACCATGCCCGGTCAGCATTAGTGGTAAATATCATTTTAGATAAAATATGGCGAATATTGGAATCCGCAGATAACCTTGTATTTACTAGATGGTCATGTTGGGCAGTTGTTATTTCGGACATGCGATCCAAAAGATACTTTGGATTTAATGCGAAAAATATGATGTAACCGCTTAAAAACAACAGAAATAGTCCTTTTATAATGCTGAAAAAGCCATATCTCTTTTGTAGGTTAAGCAATTTTTGAAGCCATCCGATGCCTTTATCCAACTGTTCCATATTAATGTGAAGTAATTTGTACTGATTGGATTGGGATAAACCATTCTAGTTCATTTGCAAATGGCTCATTTAAGCGTACCCATACGCCTTTTGTTTTTTGATTTTGATTCTTTTTAATAATAACCCCATCCCTTCCAATTAACTTTTTCAATTTCCATTCTTTCAATAGAGGGGAGGCAATGATTGTAATTTTTCGTC